GAAACTGCAACAATGAACGGCGGTAGCTATGCAGCGAACATCCGCCAGCGTGTCATTGAAGCAAGAATGAAAAAGGAGGTGGACGACATTGCGAATGAAGGAAACGCCACAAAAGGGAACGAACCGAATCGTGAATCAGGCGGGAAACCCGCAGACACCCAAAACGAATAACTGTTTCTGGAAGTTCCGCAATCTGGCAGACGGCCAGAAAGCGGAACTTCTGCTTTACGGCAATATTTCCGAAAGCAGCTGGTGGGGCGATGAAGTTACACCGAAGCAGTTTGCGGACGATCTTGCCGCGCTGGGCGATGTGCAGGAAATTACGGTGTACATCAACAGCGGTGGCGGCGACGTGTTCGCTGCGCAGGCCATCGGAAACCAGCTGGAACGGTCGAGCGCGACGGTGACGGTTCACATCGACGGCCTGTGCGCCAGCGCGGCCACGATCATTGCCTGCCATGCAGACAAGGTAATTGCGGCGGCGGATAGCTGCTACATGATCCATCCTGCCAGCATGGGCGTCTGCGACTACCTGACAGCAGAAGATATGCGCGACTGCCTGAAAGCGCTGGACACCATCCGCGAAAACATCGTTGCACTATACGCCAAGAAAACCGGCAAGAGTACGGATCAGTGCGGCAAGTGGATGGATGAAACAAACTGGTGGACAGCCGCCCAGGCAAAGGAGAACGGCTTCATCGACGAAGTGGACGATGAAGAATCGGATGCAGTTGTCGAAAACAGAAACGGTGTGCTGTTCGTAAACAGCATCGGGATGGGCCTGCCGTTTGATAAGGCCCCTGATTTCGTAAAAAGCCGCATGGGCAAACAGCCCGGCGGCTTTTCTAATTCCGCAAATAATCCGGGAAAGACCGGAACACAGGAGGAAAAAACAATGGCTATCGAAAACAAGAACGACCTGGTGAAGGCGTACCCGGATATGGTCAACGAGATCAAAAAGGACGCCGCCGTGGATGCCATCAACCGTGAGCGTGCCCGCATCAAGGACATTCAGGACATGACCATGCCTGGCATGGAAAAGACCATGCAGGATGCCCTGTACGGTGAGCATCCCATGGATGCCACCCAGTACGCCAAGGAAGTTGCCAAGTTTGCCCGCAAGCAGGCAGAGGACAAGACCAAAGGCCTGCATGACGACGCACAGAGCGGCGGCGCAAACAGCGTGAACAGCGTTGACCCCGGCAACCAGCAGACAGACATCTACCTGGATGCCCTGCGTGCGGTCAGCAAGAAGCAGTAAGGAGGAAGAACCATGAGCATGGATTTGGAGGTAAAAAAGTTTTCCTACTCGCCGGAATACCTGCTGGCGGGCACCGACATCCGCGTTACCACGGCGGTGAAGAAGGCTGGCGCTGATCTGAAAGTGGGCGCACCGGTTAAGCTGGATAGCAGCACCGGCAAGGTGTCGCCCGTCGGCAAGAGCGACGGTGTGGCCGCCCTGTACGGCATTGCCACCGAGGACTTCAAGGCTGACGAAGAAGCTGTGATCTATCTGACGGGTGAGTTCTTCGCTGACCGCCTGGCGCTGGAAACTGGCGTCACCGCCGCTTCTCTGGAAGTGGCATTCCGCAACATCGGCATTTTCCTGAAATAAAGGAAGGAGGAAGAAAATATGCCTAATACGGTAAGCATTTATGATCCGCGTTATCTGGCAGAGGTTGTGAGACTGGCACCCCCGATCCACACCTTTATGCGTGACAGCTTCTTTACCAACAAGAAGACTTCCACGGCAGAGCGCATCGACTTTGATCTGGTGAAGGGCGACCGCCGCATGGCTGCCTTCGTGCATCCCCGCAAGGGCGGCAAGGTTCTGTCTGCCAGCGGCTATGAAACTCTGAGCTACAAGCCGCCCCTGATTAACCCCTACGACATCACCACGGCAGACCAGCTTATGAGCCGTCTGCCTGGCGAAGAGCTGTACAGCGGCATGACCCCTGCCCAGCGCGCTGCGCAGAAGCAGATCGAGGAATACAACCGCCTGAACGATGCGGTTGTTCGTAGGGAAGAGTGGATGTGCGCCCAGGCCATCATGACCGGTCAGATTCCCATTGTCGGCGAAGGCGTGAACGAGATTATCGACTTCGGCTTTACCAACACGAAGAAACTGACCGGCACCGCGATGTGGGGTGCTGACAAGGCGGAGATCGTGAAGAACCTGCGTGAGTGGAAACGCGATGTTTCCAAGAACGGATTCTCCAACGTGGATATGTGCATCATGGGCAGCAAGGCCCTGGACCTGTTCCTGGATGATCTGGACATCCGTAGCCGTCTGGACACCAAGAACTACGGCTTCGGCGTTATCAACGTGAAGGAACTGCCCAATGGCCTGACCTACTACGGCCACCTGAACGACCCGTCCATGGACATCTACTGCTACAATGAGTACTATCTGGACGACTGGACCGACCCGGAGCATCCGGCCACGAAGCCCCTGGTGGACCCCAACAAGATCATCCTCATCAACCATGCGCCCAACTTCCTGATGGGCTATGGCCTGTGTACTTACCTGGACGATGCATCCAAACAGTGGGTCAGCGCTCAGACCGACCGTCTGCTGCGATCCTATGTTGAGCATCACCCTGACCGCCGCCTGATGGAGGTTCAGTCCCACCCGCTGCCCATCCCTGATAAGGTGGACAGCTGGATGGTTGTTGAGGTCTGCGCCGCAGACTAAAAGCGAAAGCTCCCCGCCGCGCTGAACGGCGGGGAATAGCTTTTTTGAGGAAAGAAAATGTCCGACTTCAAAAAACTGCTGGAAGTGGATATTGATGCCGTGTTTCTGGATGATGATATTTTCGCAGATGAACATACCATCAACGGACAGAAGATGAAGGCTGTGATCTCGAATGACACACTGAAAGAATCCAGCGGACATTGGGAAGGCGGCGTGCGTCAAAGCTACGGCACATCCATCTACTCCACAAGCAAAAAGCTGTACGTCAAGGTACAGGACTTCGGCAAGAAACCCAAAATCGGAAACCCAATACAGGTTGATGGAATGGACTTGTTCATCCAAAACTTTGATGAACAGCAGGGTATATATGTGATAACCATAGATCGGAAACGGCAATGAGCTATACACGATACAATGCAAGTGACCTCTCGATTGAACTGATCGGCGAGAAGGACGTAGCAAGAGCGCTGGGGAATTGCGGGAAGAAAGCGCCGCTTGTGATCCGCAATGCGGTGAACGAGACGGCGAAGGATGCCCGCAAGGTTATGATCCGGGAAGCGAAGAAGCGGTACGCCGTCAACGGCGCCGGCCGACGTCATTTGAATGATTTGAAAATCAGAAAAAGAGCGAAGGTGTCAGACTTGGGCGCGGAACTGCATATCGGCGGACCGGGCCAGAAAGATGCTATGAAAAATGACCTGGGCTATTTCAAAACAATCCCGTCAAGACCTTACGTCGGACAGGATGTTGCGAATGCGCCTGATCTTTTCAAGGCAAAGGTTCTGAAAAACAGCGGAATGAAACCGCTGCCCGGTCAAGGGAATCTGAGCAAAGGATTTTTGGTAGAGTTCGCAAGCGGACACGTTGGCATGGTGCAGCGCGTCATTGGTTCCAGCAGCCATAACACGGTCACAAAGAAATCCGGCGCACCGCGCTGGCGGAACAAAGATGGCAACGTGGAAAAACTGCA